GCAGGGAGACAAGGTCAAGCAGATCATCGGGATCCTCGGCGTAAATTTCATCGAGATACCCGCCATCGAGGCGGATGATGTTATTGCATATCTTGCTCGCTGGATGTATGATGGAGCGGAGAAGGTGATCGTCTCCACGGATAAGGATTTCCTTCAATTGGTTGATGGAAAGACCTCCGTATACTCAGCGTCCAAAGATATCACGTGGACCCCGTTTAACCTCAAGGAGAAACTGAACATCTTGCCAGAGAATTTCATCCTCATGAAGTGTCTCATGGGTGATGGAAGTGATAACATTGATGGCGTAAAAGGGTTCGGTGAGAAGACTGTTGTAAAGTTGTTTCCCTTTCTTTCTGAGCGACCAACTTCGCTTAACGAAATTATCGATCATGCTAGCCTCAACATCACCAAGGGGACTAAGTACAAGAGCGTGGTCGAGGACAAGGAAAAGCTTAGCATGAACTACCAGCTCATGCAGCTGTCGTCGCCAACAATGAGCGCTCAAGCTTCGGCTCATATTCGATCATCGCTCGATAATTCGAAACGCGTCTTGAATTTGACAGAGTTCAAGCTTCTTCTCATTCGAGAGGGATTATCCTTAGAGGATAAGGACCTGATGTCAGTGTTCACACAGTTCGGTGTGAGGATGAGGAATGCGGCATGAACGATCTAAAAGAGTTCTTCGCATTAAGGGAAGGCGCCAAAGATGCGGAATTCCGTGCAATGGCAGATGCCAGCCATGATCTCGTCTCAAAAAAACTGAAAGCTGGAACTATTAAACCGACATTTGAGGACGGATTCTTCGATGAGATTCCTCCATGGACCAACACCGACAATAAGAATAGTTTCTATGTCGTGTACGATCTTTCGTCACTTGGTCCTAAACATGAGGGTCTTGAGTTGGCATTTGGAATAACGAGTGACAAACGTGTGCCCGGTGGACAGTTCTCTTTTTCTACATCAAAGAAGAAAGAGCGTATAACTCTTACACATTACGACAAAGAAAAGAAGTACATACCTTCATATGAAGAAGGTTTGCCTAAAGATTTTCAATCTGATTCGGCTCGTAAGGGATTGGATCGGTGGAAGAAATCGATCGTCTCTGGCGGCGCGGGGAAGTTTCTAGACGACAATAGCGTTCGTGAAGCATATGTCCATGAATTCATCCACCATCTCGATAAAGCTCGTATTTCTAAAAAAGGTTGGGCAGCGCAAGCAAGTAAATCAGGAAGTGGTGGTGCCCTTAATTATTTCAACAATCCGCTTGAGACGAATGCATTCACGCAGATGGGTCTATCGTCAATGGCTAATCATCTGAAAAACGTCAAGACAAGAGCTGGTGCGAACATGTTGATGGGAGGATCTTCGCAAGGATTTGCAAAGATCGCCCTCAAACATATGGCTCCAGAATTTGTAAAGAATTTATCGACAGCAAATAGAAAGAAGCTGCTCAAGCGAATTTATCAACTATACACAGATACGATGGCGAAGATGAAGTAACAGGAGGATCATGTCAGACACAGTTGATTCGTTCGCATCATTCGGAGTATCATACCAAGAGAAGGTTACTCAAGCGATATTGAGTGATCCTCTGTTCGCAGAACAGATGCATGATCTACTTCTGCCGAAGTATTTTGAGCTCAGTTATCTTCAAGAGATCGTCGAGAAATTCTACGCTCATCGTCAAAAGTTTAAGACGTTCGCATCACCAGATGTTCTGTCGGTAATGATCTCAAATGATACGAATATCGACGGGACAACCAAGTCACAGGTGAAGGAGTTCTTTACTCGAGTCCTTGGACATCCGTTGAACGGTGATACTGGATACATTCAAGATAGCTCTCTTGAGTTCTGTAAGAAGCAGAGCTTGAAGGAAGGTCTTATCAAGGCCATCGACATGATGGAGAGCGGCAACTACGACTCCATCCAATCTGTTATTCGCGAATCATTGAACAAGGGTGGGTCACGCGATATTGGTCATGACTATCTTGATGGTTTTGCAAAGAGAGGCGAGAAGGCTCTTAGGAAACCCATCAGCACTGGATGGTCCGTCATCGACCGTGAGTTCAATGGTGGATGGGAACGTGCGACTCTATCAACCTTCATCGCTCCTACAGGTGCAGGTAAGTCCATGTTCCTCGTTAATTGTGGAGCATCTCTCATTGCCCAGGGACTGAATGTCTTGTATGTGACGTGTGAGATGGCTGATTACAAGATCGGACTGAGATTCGACTCGTATTTCTCGGGCGTTGAGATTAACAAGGTCTCAGACAATCCATCGGCGATTGAGGAGCAGGTACGAGGCTGTGTCAGTGGTCGACTCTACATCAAGGAGTTTGGCACTAAGACAGCAACTGTCCAGACAATCCGCGCATACATTCAACGCTTGATCGCTACCAAGAACTTCATGCCAGACATGTTGATCGTCGATTATGCGGATCTTTTGCGTGGGTCTCGTTCATATGGCGAGAAGCGCCATGAGCTTGAGGGTGTGTATGAGGAACTTCGAGCTCTTGCGCAGGAGCTTAACATCGTCGTCATCACCGCAGATCAAACGAATCGATCTGGTATGGACATGGAGGTCGTAACAATCTCTCAGATTGGCGAGAGTTATGCAAAGGCAACCGTTTGTGATGTGATCCTTACCGTCAGTCGACGTCCTGAGGACAAGCAAATGAACGCTGGTCGTTTGTTTATTGCCAAGTCGAGACTTGGTCGTGACGGAATGGTGTTTCCATTCACGATGAACAGTGCGACTGTCAAGGCGATAGTACATGAACAAGGCCACGATCCCATCGCAGAGTTCATGGGCACAAATAACAACATGCAAAAGAAAATGGGCGAACGCTTTGAGAAGCTGATGGGCAAACATTTGCCTGCTAGCGGATCGCGTTAAGGGAGACATATGGAGAAGCAGACGATCTATTACCAACCAGAAGGGTTGGCATTAGAGATTTTCCAGAAGCGCTACCAGATCCACAAAGAGGAAACCTGGCAAGAAGCATGTGATCGTGTTGCTGGACATGTTGCCACCGCTGAGACAAATGGAAACATCCTAAAGTGGAGGGAGACATTTTCAGAATATCTGAAGATGAATCTTATTATGCCCGCTGGCAGAATCTGGTATGGTTCGGGTCGCCCGAAAGGCCAGCTTCTCAACTGCTTTGTGATACCATCCAAAGATAGCCGTGAGGGTTGGGGATCTGTTGCATACGACACGATCGTTATCTCTGGTACTGGCGGTGGTGCCGGAACAAATTATAGCCCTGTTCGCCCTCGTGGTTCAAAGATCGCTGGTTCTGGTGGATTAGCTACTGGTGCGGTCTCTTTGATGGAAGGTATCAACGCGTTTGGCGAGAAGATGAAGGGTGGTGGCGGACGTCGAACCGCTTTGATGATGGCTCTCAACATCAATCATGGTGACATCGTTGAGTTCCTCGATAAGAAGTTGGATAAGAAGGAACTGAACAATGCAAATGTCAGTGTGATCTTTGACGAAGACCCCGAACAGTTTTTTGCTCTCGTAAAGTCTGATAGAACGCTTGAACTAAAACACAACGGCCAAGTCATTGGTACAGCTTCTGCGGTTTCTTTGTGGAAGAAAATCATCTCAAATGCCTTAAAGGGAGGAGAGCCTGGTTTACTGAACGGCTATCTTGCCAACCGTATGAATAATGTCTGGTACTTCAAGCCACTGATTTGTACCAATCCGTGTATCGCGGGAGACATCAAGATTGCCGTCGCTGACGGCAGGAATGCTGTCTCAATCAAGCAATTGACAGAAGAAGGAAATGATATTCCTGTCTACTCTACAAACGTAGAAACGGGCCAGGTTGAGATTAAGATGGGCAGAAATCCTCGGGTCACTGGTGAGAAGAAGGAAATTTGGAAACTGACCATCGATGATGGATCTGTTTTACGAGCGACGCCCAATCATAAGATTATGAAAAATGATCGCTCTTACGTCGAGCTCAAGGATCTAAAGCCAGGAGACAGCGTGTTTCCATTCAACACGTTTAACTCAAATGGTTACAGACAGGTCTGCGGAACTGGTGCTCCGATGAAGGGAGGGGCTCGTCGTAACAAACGTCAATACAGATTGATCGATGAGTTCTCTCGTGGATCCGTAGATAGTAAGACGATCGCCATCCATCATGCCAATTTTGACAGTGAAGACGACAGACTTGAGAACCTGATGAGAATGTCTCATGAAGATCACAGGGAATTGCACGCTGAGCGTATTCGAGGTGATAAAAATCCTTACCACATGATGAGTGATGAGTGGAAGGAGAATTTTGCATCTCATCCTGGCGCAGAGAATGCGAGATTCTCAGGTTGGACAAATGAAGAGCTGCTTGAAGAAGGACGTGAAATCTTCTCGAAACACGGGAAGTTAACTCAGGAACTTTGGATCGAAAGTGCAAAGAACAAAGGTTTTCCGCAGTTTCTTGGTAACGAGTTCAGGTTTGGAACCTGGACGAATTTTAGGAATCAGGTAGCTGACAACCATAAAGTTGTCTCTGTCGAGTTCTGCGGTCATGAGGATGTCTATAATATCACGGTCGACGACAACCATAACTATCACGTTGTCACGTCTGGAGAAGACAAGAAACACGTTACTTCATCCGGTCTCTGCGTCAAGAACTGCGGTGAGATCTGGCTTGTTGAATACGATTGTTGTGATCTTGGCGCGCTAGTGCTGCCGCGCTTCATCATGGAGATGGATGGACTAAAGTTCAATCAAATCAACTGGGCGATGTTGGAGAAAGCGATTATCACACTGGTTCGTTTTCTTGATAATGTTCTAACTGTCAACAATTATCCGCTTGAAGAAATCAAGGAGACGTGTTTTAACATTCGTCGAATTGGTCTCGGAGTTATGGGATTGCATGACATGTTGTTGCTTCTCGGTCTGAAATATAACTCTGATGCTGGTCTTGAGATGATTGACAAGGTCATGAAGTTTATCAAGGAAACAGCATATGGGGCAAGTATTGAACTTGCAATCGAGAAGGGATCATTCCCGATGTTTGATGCAGATAAGTTCTTGAAGTCGGGATTTATCAAGACGTTGAAACCTTCTATCAAATCTCTGATAAAGAAACATGGCATTAGAAACTGTGCTATCCTCACGATCGCACCGACTGGCACCACATCAATGGTAAGCGCCGTTACTTCAGGGATTGAGCCGATGTTTGCTCCAGCTTATAAGCGACGATACAGAGATGGAGATGTTCTTAAGGAAGAGATCGTCGTACATCCTCTTCTTAAAGAGTTCCACGCTCGAGGCCGCTCGATTGATCACTTTCAAGGGGCCTATGACCTCTCCATTAGGGATCACTTCGAGGTCCAGAGGATATGCCAGAAGCATCTGGATAACGCTTGCTCAAAGACCATTAATATCCCACAGGGTGTGAGCGAAGAAGAACTATCGGAGCTCTACATGGAGTATCTTCCTGAACTCAAAGGTGTTACAATATACCCAGAGGGAAGTCGCGCCGACCAGCCATTAACACCGCTCTCGTTGGAGGAAGCCGTTCTCCATGCAGAGATTGCAAAGATCTCATCTGCTGAGGGTATTGATTCTTGTAAGAGCGGCGCCTGTGAAATATGATTGATACCCAAAGCATGAACAAGAAGATTAACGAGGAACTTCCCTGGGTTCCCACTACTCTTGCTGGCACAACTGCGCTTGTCACTCATGTGAACTGTATGGACGGTGCAGCGTGTGCGATTCTCTTCCTTAAGTTCGGCGGACTTCCTGAAGACATTTACTATGTCGGAGCTGGAAGTCTGAAGAAATTCATGGATGAGAATCCTGTGATGAAGTCTGACAAGTTTATCATCTTTGCGGACGTCGGTTTGACCAGCGAAGAGGAAGCAGATGTTCTTGAGGAGCGTGGCAAATGCGTGTTACTCGATCATCACTTGACGTCTGCTCACATGAAGGATCGTTATTGGGCATATATCGACTGTGAAGGTAATGGTGGAACTGGATGTGGATGTATGTTGCTCTATCACTATCTTGGAGTTATGTCTCCATTGGGGCTTGGCGGTTTGGCAGATATCATCCCTGAAATGATTCGTTTTGTGACTGTGGTGGACGATAACGATCGATGGTTGCAGAAAGACCCGCGCTCCATGGACATGGCTTGTTGGATGACGTTTGTAGGACAAAAGAGATTTGTGCAAGACTTTATGGACATGGGTCGATGGGAAGAATCTAATCCGTCAATCTGGGATTTCTGGGAAGGTGATGTTCTAGAAATCATCAAGGGTCAGAAGAAGCGCAACATCGAACGTCTTCTTCAGAACGTTGTCAAACATTCTATTCAACTTGTTGATTACGTTGTTAACATCGGATATGTCGTATCGTCTGAACAGAATGTTTCTCAGCTTTTAATGGATGTTCTTGACAGATATCCAGACGTAGACGTTGCAGCACAGATTAGTGTCGATAAGGGATCTGTAAGCTTGCGTTCGAGAGGAAATGTTGATGTTGCCAAGATCGCCAAGATGTTTGGTGGCGGCGGACATAGGGCAGCAAGCGGACATCCTTTGCCAAAAAACTTAGAGAAGATTATAATTGAGGCGGTACATGGCGATTGGTGAAGAAGGCGCCTTCAGAGAAATCTTTTCGCGGCTGATGTTAGAAGGCAAGTTCGTGTCTCCAAGAGGACAACTCGTCCTCGAGGCAGAGAACTTCCAATACACTTTGAAACCGTATCAGCGATTTCAGAGTTTCAATTGTCGCAAGCTTAATTTGAATTACATCAAGGACGAGTTGCTCTGGTATTTAAAGGGCAATCGATTCGATCTTAGCATAACGGAGAAAGCAAAGATCTGGAAAGGAATCGTTAACGACGACGGCTCGATCAATTCAAATTATGGACAATATCTTTTCCCGAGTAAATGTGGCCAATTCAATTCAGCGTTTTGTACACTGATCGAGGATAAAGATTCACGAAGAGCCAGCATGATGATATTAAGCGCTGATCATCTACTGTCAGTGACTAAAGACGTTCCGTGCACTTATGCTCTCAATTTTAGAATTCGTGAGAACATGTTGAATATGACAGTTCACATGAGATCACAGGATGCAATATTCGGAATGGGAAACGATGCACCAGCATTTAGTTTCATTCACGAGATGATGTTCAATCTTCTCAAAGATCAATATCCAGATCTCCGGTACGGAAAGTATTGTCACTTCGCTGATTCGTTTCACGTGTATGAACGTCATTTCAAGATGATGCAGACAATTACTGGATATGCTGTAGATGATAATCATCTCTACCCGTCCGAGAATCAAGATGATTCTTTTACAAAAATCGAGTGTCCGCAAATCTATGGGTCGAAAGAAGTTTGGTTCATGATTGATGTTCTTGCCCAATCAGTTTCCGCTGGTGAGTCCGTTATCAATATCATTCCACCAGAGTTCAAGTTTTCTAAATGGTTGGTAACGAGGGACTATAAATGACCGTCGCCGAAGTGCAGTTTCCAGAAACATCAAACTACAGAGCCAAGTGCACGAATGTCGTCGATGGAGACACTGTCGATCTTGTTGTCGACATGGGTTTTCATTGCAGTTTCTCTGGACGATTCCGTCTACTTGGCATCGATACTCCAGAGTTAAACTCCAAAGATCCTGTTCTTAAAGCTCGAGCCCATGTCGCAAAGGACCGTGTAATTTCACTTCTTGCCCCCGGTTCCACTAAGTGGAATATGTTTGTTCAGATACAGAAAGACACGGATAATTTTGGCAGATGGCTTGCTTCAATTGGATTTCAAGCCGCAGACGGCACGATGTTTAATTTGAACGAATTGCTTCTGAACGAAGGACTTGCGGTGAGGTATGTGAAATGAGTGGAATGGAAGGTGATAATACTTCGAAGCAGTTTACGATGGAAGAGTATGTTGTTGAACTGTCAAAGAAACAAACAGAACATTGCATGCCCGAAGACATGTTGGGAACGATCTTTGAGACGCAGCGTTTGTTCATGACACAACTCAAGGACAATGACATTCTTCCCGAATGGCCTGTTGATCTCACCACGAAGGGCGGACAACGTCTCATTAAGGAATTTATCTTCAATACTATCGAAGAGCTTGCAGAGGCTTCGTTTACATTGAAGAACAAGGCCCATAAGATTAGTGATGATCGCAAAGTAGATCTTGATCACTACAAAGAGGAACTTGGAGATGCACTCGCGTATTTTGTAGAGATCTGTATCCTCTCTGGATTCTCTGCAAAGGAAATCTTTGATGAGTATTTGAGGAAGAATGGGATCGTCAAGACTCGGCTCGAGACAGGATATTGAGATGAAGAAATACAAACATCGAGTTACACTTACAGATATTACTATGTGGTTCGATGAAAACAATGGCAGTGCTGGTAAGACATGGAGATCTGATTTCTCTCTTGTCGAACTAGAGAATCTTGAAGGAAAGGAGATAACACTTCCAACGAAGAAACATAAACGCGAATTGACACTCGAAGACATCATCGAGTTCGATAAGTTGTACCGTGAAGGAATCCAAATTGCCGCAGAAATGCAAAAGGATATACAGAAGAATCGAGCTCGTGTACAACAGGAGAAATTGGTGTTAGGATCTAATCCACCACCAAAGTCTGGAAAGGCGCGCCCATCGTGGGAACTTGTTATTCAGGACATGAAGGCTCGAGACAAGACTGGATTCAAGAAGTATGGCGTGCGTCTTCAAGCAGACAACGGACGCAATCATCTGCAAGACGCATACGAGGAAGCACTCGACCTTGCAGTGTATCTGAGGACTCAGATCGAGAAGGAAAAGCTTGACGGCAAATGACATCATAACGTTGTTCTGTGTTGTCTTTGCTCTTGCTGTTCTGACTGGTGTTTTCATTGTAGCAATCAAGGATATGAAGAAATGATTGATAAGTTCTTCTCACTGCATAATCATAGTCACTTCTCAATGATGGACGGGATTTCTTTGCCAGAGGAAATGGTGAAGGTCGCCAAAGAGAAAGGACTTGCTCGACTTGCAATTACTGATCATGGACATTGTCATGCACACGCCGATATTTTTCTACAAGGAAAGAAGCAAGGCCAGAAGATTGCGCTCGGTGTAGAAGCATATGTCATCCACGACCTCAAAGAGTGGAACGACCTACGAGCAAAGATCAAGGCAGACAAGGTTGCAAAGAAGAAGATCATCGAGACTCCTGTTGCTGGCGAAGAGGAAGACGACGAAGCATCTCGAACTGAGCTGACCGAAGACATGGTCGGTAAGCAGAATGCTCGAGCTCTTCGTCGTAAGGGTCACTTGGTGTTGTTGGCCTGTAACAGGATTGGCCTCTCGAACATCTACGATCTCACGTATAAGGCGCATAAGTTGGGGTTCTATGGCAAGCCACGTATGGACAAAGAGATGCTCCGAAGCCACTCGGCCGGAGTTATTGCGTCTTCCGCTTGTATGGGTGGCGTCGTCAGCAACAAGTGTTGGGAGTTCAAGCGTGGAGAGTGTGGTTGGAACGATGTCGTTAATGAAGCAAAGGATTTTGATGAGATCTTCGGACGGGGTCGATTCTTTCTGGAGCTCCAGTTTAATGAGGTTGACGCCCAGCGTTACATCAACGAGTGTCTCGTAAAGATCCATCAAGAGACTGGTATTCCCTTGACAGTGACGACGGACGCCCACTACATCGATAAGGACGGATGGAAGGCTCAAGAGTTCTTGTACATGCTTCGCGGCAAGCTGACCGTAGCAACTCGCGGTGATGATTGGGATTTCGGCGTTCGTCAGCTCTACATCAAGTCTCCGATGGAGATGTGGGAGACGTTCGAGAAGTTTGGCGGAACGCTTGAGCCAAAGATTGCGCTCGAGGCTTTTCAGAATACGATGTTGATGGATAGCTTGATCGAGGACTTTGAACCCGACGTGACGCAACGTCTTCCAAAGACGACATCCGAGAATCCTTTCAAGGAGCTTGGTGGTAAGGCGATCGAGGCGATGAAGGCGATGGGTCTTGCAGAGAATCCAGTTTACAAGTCTCGTCTATTGCATGAATTGAAGATCATCAAAGAGAAAGGAATCTCGAATTACTTTCTTACGATGGACAAGATGGTTGGCGAAGCAAAGAAGATCATGTGGGTTGGACCCGGTCGAGGTTCTTCTGCTGGATCTTTGCTTTGTTATCTTCTACAAATCACTGACCTTGATCCAATTGCAAACGATCTGATGTTCGAGCGATTCATTGATCCGACTCGTGTTGAACTTCCAGATATCGACGTCGACTTCCAGGATCCAGATGCTGCGAAGGATCTTCTTCGCCGAACGTTCGGTGAGGATAACGTTGCGTGCATCTCTTCATATGGCACGTTCCAGATCAAGGGTCTGCTCAAGGATCTTTCGCGAGTCTATAACATCGACCATAATGAAACAAATGACGTGAACAAGAAGATCGAGTCTGAGCTTCGAATCCTGCATACGGCAGGCACAGACAAGAGTACGATCGTCATCAAACTTGAGGACGTGCAAAGAGTAAGCAAGTCTTACAACGCGTTCGTTAACAAATATCCAATCGTCGGTGAGAACATCTCTCGTCTATATGGTCGTAATAGACAGGTGAGTCGACATGCGTCGGGCGTGATCATCGGTGATGACCTGCCACGTGAAACCGCCGTGTTCATGTCGAAAGGGATCGTACAGACGAGTTTCACGGACGGAATTGTTAACAAGAACATCTCAGCAATGGGTCTGGTAAAGTTCGACATCCTCGGGCTTGCAACTCTTGCTGTGATGGATTTCTGCCTGAAACTTATTGCAGAGAGGACAGGCAAGAAGTACGTCGATTTGAAAGAGGGTCTACGAGCGCACAATCTGAACAAGGATGATCCGACCGTAATGAAGAAGATCTTTTGTGACGGGAACTTCGACGGCATCTTCCAGTTCACGGAGAAGGGAATCAGAGAGTTGGCAATGCGTGTTAAGCCCGATTGCTATGAAGACATATCGGCAATCTGTGCGCTCTATCGACCAGGACCTCTAGGATCGAAGATGGATGAACTGTTCGTCGAGAACAAACACAACAAGGAAAACATCAAGTACGGACATCCAATCCTCGAGCGTCTGCTTAAGAACACTTACGGATGTATGATCTATCAGGAACAACTTCTGAAGATTGGCCTTGAACTGGGCAAGCTTCCAATGAAGGATGTCAACCGTCTTCGTAAACTCTTCCTCAAGAAGGACAAGTCAAAGTCTGATGAGTTTCTCGATAATGAGAAGAAGGAACTGAAGGGAAAGCTTGTCGTCGGTTGCAAAGAGAATGGGTGGACTGAGGAGCAGGCGAATGATCTGTGGGCATCGATTGCAAAATTCGGTGGTTACGGATTCAACGTGGCACACTCCAAGTCGTATGCTCTCATCACGATGCAGACCGCACATCTCTCGACTTACTATCCGCTTGAGTTTGCCGCAGCTGTTCTTACGGTTCAACAGTCTGGCAACATGCAGAAGCATGTCAATGATATCAAGCGAAGAGGAATCAAGATTCTGCCAGTCGACGTGAACAAGAGTAAGATGAGTAACACCGTGGAAGGCGATGCGATTCGTCTATCTCTAAAGTCAGTTCTTGGTGTCGGGCAGTCTGCTGTCGAGAAGATCGTAGACAATCAGCCCTACCTCGACTTCAGAGATTATCTAAAGAGATCCAAGACGAGCAAGACGTCAATCGTTCCTCTCATTAAGGTCGGCGCATTTGATAGTCTAAACAAGAACATGAATCAGCTTATGAAGTTTTATGGAACGTACATCGATCTAGCATTCAAGGGACGGAATAATTCGATCGTTCGAGAGCAGACACTCGCTGCGTGGGAAACACTTCCACCTCCTGACATCGGACTCATCCACAAAATTGATTTCGAGAATGAGCTGCTTGGTTTCACACTTCGCGGGACTCCGTTCGAGGTTCTCGATCGCCAGGAGAAGCTTGTCGGTTTGTTTGGCGGACATGTTCCAACGTACAAAGAGCTCATCGAATCAGAGGATGAGGTGATAGATATTCCTGTGTTCTTGAAGGACTTCAAGGCAAGGAACCAGAGGAACGGACAGGAGATGGCGTTCCTTAAGTTCACTACCGCACAAGATGAAGAGTTCGAGGCGCCGGCATTCTCGACAGTATGGAAGCATCTTCAGAAGATAATCAGGAAGGGCGGAGTCTACATCACGACATTCAATAGAAAGATAGATCAGGATACAACAAAGCTCGTGATCGGCAAACCTGGATTCGCACATTCTGAACACTCAGTGTCAGGATACATGACGAACGTGGATGACATTTCGTTGGATGAAGCCGCAGACATCGAAGCAAAACAGATAATGGATTTGGAGGCGGGCTGTGGCAACTAACACTACTGTAAAGCAGGATCCAAAGTTCTTTGGACGGAAAGGTGGACTAACATTCGACGAGGTGAAAGTTGGTGACATCGTCATCTGTGATGCCAAGTCAAAGACGATCTGCAGAGTACTTCGAGTAACTCGACGTTATTTCGAGAACAAGGGTGATTTTCTTCCTTACCAACTTGCGGCCGGTGCAGACATCGGCGATGAGATGAATCCATTACTTCATCTCGATGCTCTGGGAAATGTCGACGAACTTAGGAAGAATAAGGCTCGTACCACGTTCGAGACGAATGCGTGTAAGTGCGTCAAGCTCAATGCCGCGTTCGTCGATGATCTCTCGATGAAATCGAGCAAGTTCGTGAAGTTCCTCGTCGAGCTTGTTCCGGTGACAACGTGAGCAAGATTAAAGTAAATTGGTGTACAGATTCTTCAAATAAAACTACCTGTCATGTGAATGGTGTGATAGGATTGGATAATGGTTATGTCGGTCGCATTTGGTTTAATGACGACGGGACATGGGGAGCATCCGTCGGAATCGCAGAAGATGAGACCGTTCTCAGTAATAAATTTAACAATGGCGGATTGGCTCGAAGAGCCGTTGAACTTGCGGTTAGTGGTTCTCAGGTGAATGAATGGGACTAGAATACAAGGACATGACTGGACGTGAGATAAAGGCTGGCAACTATGTTGCATATGCCGCAACTGTTCGTCGATCTGCAGACATGCGCGTCGGTCTTGTTCTGGCTCTGGCTCGAACAAAGAAATCACAACCACGTTACAACTATATTACAAAATCGAATGAAGAATTCATTGAACCAAAGATAAAAATTGTTTACGCGACTTATCAAACTCGGAGCAAGAAAAACGAAGATGGACATTTTATTTCACTTACAGCTTCATGGGAAGTGCAGCGAACATCAACGATAGCTCGTCTCGACAACGTCCTTATTGTTTCTCCAGTTTCTTTTGATCCAAAGATGCGCGAAGTTCTTGAGAAAGCAGCCAATGAATATGGAACGCCAGTTGTCGAGACTGTAGATATTCATGCTCAAATCAAAGCATTGATTAGAGAAAACGGTATTGGTAAAGTCGCAGTCGCATTCGATGAATTACAGGAGCGATATGAGCCCGAACAAGTTCAGCAAACTAGTGAAGTCGTTCAGTCCAGCGGAAATGTTGTGGATGGCAATCCTGCTTAAGGACGCTGGGCTTAGAGCGCTACCAGCAGTCGATGTCGAGACAATATTATCAGAGATTCCAGGAAGAATTGTTCTTGGTTATCTCGAAGAACGGGAGAAACGAGAATGCAAGTAGACGGTAAAGATGTAACGATCTCTCTCGTCATCCCGACGATCCGAGAGAACTGTTTTAATGACTTTGTGAAGCGATGGTCAGATATTGGGTTGTTCGATCACATCGATAATTTCATCGTGATGGAAGACAATCCAAAGAAAACATTCGGTATCAACAACGATCATCTTGGTTGCAACGTCAAACATCTTTCATGGGAAAATATCGATAATCATCTAGAACAGAACTCATGGATCATCCCGCGAAGATCTGATACGGTTCGTAGCTATGGTTACCTTGTTGCGGCTAAAAGCTATAGCAGCGATTACATCATCACGCTTGACGACGATTGCTACCCATGTAGCGATGTAGATGGCTTGAAGTATGACGGTGCCGGGTTCCTCAAAGAACATCTAAAACAGTTTACTGGACGATCGCGCTGGTTTAACACGCTCAACTCTGTCAAACCACGAGGTGTTCCATTCTATAATGTCGGGAAGTGTGACAAAGTAATCGTGAATCATGGGTTATGGACGAACGTACTTGACTATGACGCTCCATACCAGCTTGTAAATCCAATTCCCGAGGACTTCTCGTTCGACAATAGAATTGTTCCACACGGTCAATATTTCCCGATGTGCGGTATGAACGTGATGTGGAAGAGCGAGGCAACTGTTCTCATGTACCATCTGTTGATGGGTCGTCGAATGTGGTCTGGAATAACCTCCGAGAAACTGGACAAGGACAGCCTCGTCAAGCTTCAGCTCGATAGATTCGGCGATATTTGGTGCGGAATTATCATGAAGAAGATCGCAGACATGACGGGACACCTCGTAACAACGGGCATGCCATATATTCGACATGAGCGCGCATCAAATCCTTTTGCAAACCTGAAGAAGGAAGCTGATGGAATTGGTCTCAATGAAACTTTCTGGGAACACGTTGATAAGTTTCCATTGATTCCATGGAATACGTTCGTAGCGTTTCCTAAGATCTACAGGTCTATGGGAGTACATGTCAAAAGTTTCGATGCTGGTAAAGAGTACGAAGAATATTTTACGACTCTTGGTGAAGCCATGGTTCTGTGGTCAGAATTGTTTTGATGGTTGAGGAGAAACAATGGACATCTCAAAGTTGATTCATGTAAACAATCCCTATACTAATTTCTATCACAATCCTTTTGATGAAGATCTCCAGGGTTGGGGAGGACATGAAGAGTTCTTTAAGAAGATGATCGAGCTATCTCGTCCAAAGCTGATCCTTGAGGTTGGGACATGGAAGGGAAAGTCCGCAATTGCAATGGGAAACATTCTTGAAGCAGCGAACGATACTCCGTCGCTTGAAGGATCATTGGCAGACGTAACGTTCGACACGAAGATCGTTTGCATTGACACCTGGTTGGGTGCAACAGAGATGTGGGACAAGAAGGATGACACCAAACGATATCTTTCTTTGAAGCTGAAGAACGGTTATCCACAACTTTATTACACGTTCCTTTCGAATGTTGTGAGCGCGAACCTAAGCGATCGGATCGTTCCATTCCCTCAAACGTCTGTCAATGCTGCACGTCATCTTGCCAAGAATAACGTGAAGGCTGGACTTATCTATATCGATGCGAGCCATGAATATGAAGATGTCAAGCAGGACTTGAAGTCCTACTTTCCATTGTTGGACAAGGGCGGCATCATCTTTGGAGACGATTATTGTCGCTATTGGGGTGGAGTGATTCTCGCCGTTGATGAGTTCGCAAGGCTTAACAATCTTCGTCTCTATACGAAACAATATAAGAATGAACCCGATGAAGCACCGAGCGATTATTGGGTTCTATCTCGAGGAGTCCTTCCACTGTGAAAGATCAACAGATATATATCTTCGAGGGTCCTGACCGTTGTGGCAAGACTGAGATGGCAACAGAGCTTGCCAAGAGACTCGATATCCCGTACTTCAAGGCGGCCAACGAGAAGGAGAACTGGACAGCTGGACTTCTCAAGGATTCGCTGTGGTTCGATTACACTCTTCCTCAGTTTCTCAAGGCGACGAAGGTAAGTTGCGTATTTGATCGCAGTTACCCGTCGGAATGGGTTTACTCGCAGGTCTTTGGTCGCAAGACAAATATGAACATGCTTGAGAAGACAGACAAGCAGTTTGCAGATCTCGGTGCGAAGATTTTTATTCCATATCGGACGGATTATACTGGATATGTCGATGACGTCGAAGAGGTGAATGGAAGATTCGGTGACATTCATTCCAAGTATCTTGAGTTTGAATACTGGACAAACTGTAGTACGATGTGGATTGATGTTACTCGATGGAATAACAACTTAGATGAAGAGATGAAAATTTTGGAACTCTACACGAAATACAAGTTCGACGGTAATAACAATGAGATTCTCTAGAAAAGACGGTGACGACGAGAAGAAAAAGAACAGGAAGCCCGAAACGACCCTTGGGATCAGCAAGTCAAAGAAACTCGTTGGCGGTTGTTGGTATGTGGTAACTTCTACACCAGACGGAATGGGTTCGTTTTATGAAGACATTGAGCGCGATCCTGACGATTATGAGCCATCACGATGATTGGAATAATTCTTATAACATGTGGCGTTTTAATTGCTATGTGGACAACGTTTTGGGTTGTTCTTTCATTTAGTGGAAACGCCGGCACTGCTGACGGTCCAATGACCGCGTTTCTTATAGGATTCATATGGCTTGTAATTCCATACGTCGTAATAAGTGATTTGTGGTGGAAGGTGTTCTCGAGGAAATTAAAATGAGATTCGGTTATGCTTTCTGGGGATTCTTAGGCGATAATAAGCTCGACAGCTCGGGCAACGAACTATCTACACCGGATGGCAATGCAACATACTCGTGGAGTATTATTCATGAAGTTCAGAAACGCGGCGGACTCGTTTACCTCATGCAAGAGGACCGTGATTTTCCTGCTTACAAGAGATTCCACAGAGATAACTTCCTTGCCTTCTCCACCCAGAAACGATATGATGCTTATATGGACTGTCGTCTCATGGACCAGTCGTATCCTGTCCTTGATTATCTGCTGATCGAATGGCGCTGGCCTATCGATGGAAGAAACTGCGATATCACCGGAAATATGGCAACATTTGTGCCCGAGAAACATTCATCAGATCTTCTACGCCAACTTGACCTGATTAAGCATTACAAGGAATCAAAGACGAAGATCATTTTCTGGGACCTCGATCACAAACTGAGAGTCGAGGACGAAAAGCAATTCTTGCCTGACGCGATCTTCGAGACATCCTCGAAGCCTCTGGAGCTTCATCTTAAGAGGACTAGGGTGGAACCACCTATCTGTACAGATGATCTTCTACAGATGAACCTCGTGGCTCCAGACCCCACCAGAAAGCTGGTGTATATTGGAAGCCGCTATGAGAGAGATGATGTTATCGATCAATACATCAAGCCTGTCTCAGATCGATTCCCGGGACAGGTAGAGTTCTGGGGAAAGTGGGATGGTGATTGTAAGGAGCGCTGGCCGAACATCTCATTCCATGGTCGAATCACAGTGAAGGACTTCTACAAGGTCTACTCCTCTGCGGTTGCTTGCCCTCTTCTTGCAAAGAGATCGTATCTCGAGAGTGGGTTCATTACGCCGAGACCATGGGAGGCATTGATGTTCGGCACGCTTCCTGTGGGTCTGTGTGAGTTGACCGACATCAGCTCCTACACTGACATCGTGATCGCCGATGCGACCGAATTGGGTGATGTCGTTGAAGAGCTATCTACTATATCTTTGGCACGTAAACACGAGCTAAGAGAACACGCAGTCGAGAAGCTTCGATTTATGGACGTGAAACACTTCGTCGATGAGATTGAGAGAGTGAAATAATGAATATCGGAAAAGCCGTAGATGAGATGCGACACGGGAACAAGGTTGCACGTTTTGGATGGAATGGCAAGAATATGTATGTTATGTTGCAAATTCCAGATGCCAACTCAAAAATGACAGAGCCGTATGTCTTTATGAAGACTGTTCAAGGAGGGTTGATTCCATGGCTTTGTTCTCAGGCAGATCTGTTGGCAATAGATTGGGAAGTAGTTGTTTGAGATTCATGAAACTGTTGGATAAGAAGGAAAAGGAAATCGCAATGGCCAAGAAGAAGACCGTGAAGTTTGATTACACCGATGGACTGAAAGTCAAGAAGTCGTTGGACGGCAAAGCTTTCTTGCTATCTTCGCCTGTCGATGTGAAGTTGCCAGTAAATACCGCTGTAACGATCAATAGCGGGGTATCATGTGATCTCCCTGTCCTTTTCACGAGCTCACCGCTTGAAACACCTGACGTGCATCTACAAAACAAAGGAACGATCCTTCTTGGACCGTTGAATGCAACACTCGTCAACAAGACAACAAGTGTCATGCATGTGAGTGCGGGTGAAACGCTTGTTCGATTCATCGTTGTTGGAGCAGACGCTCCTGATCTCGACGTAGAATGAGACCAGCTTGGGACGAGATATGGATGAACCTCGCCGATAAGCTTTCGGAGAGAAGCACCTGTGCTCGTCTCAAGGTTGGTTGTGTGATCGTGTCATCGACGAATGATCGCGTGCTCGGTCTAGGTTTTAATGGAAACGCTGAAGGTCTTCCAAATGGTTGCGACAGCGAAGAGCCAGGCAAGTGTGGTTGTTTACATGCCGAAGACAACGCGATCATCAAGACAGACTTCAGCGATCCATATTCAAAGAAGATGTACGTCACTGTTTCGCCGTGTGTAATGTGCGCCAAGAGGATTATTAACTCGCATATTGGTGAGGTGATCTATCGCGATGAGTATAGAGATCGCGCCGGCCTTATCATACTTGAGTTAGCAGAGATTCCATTCAGAAGGTTGTATGAAAATGAATAGAAATCTACCATCGAGAAGATCTCAACGAACAGCAAAGAGACTTGCTTCTGGTGCTCATTCGAACGGTAAAGGAGCCAAGGGAAAGTATTGGAGCGGTAAGAGTACAAAACCTCAAGCTGAATTGTATGATAGCTCGTATGAGCTTCAACGGTTCAGGATGCTTGATCTAAATGCTGGAGTCCTTACGTGGACCAAGCGACACAGGATTCGATTGCCCTATTACGATCTTAAGCTCAAGAAGATACGGCTATATGTTCCAGACATCCTAGTAATCATGAGGAACGGCACTCAACAACTCGAGGAAGTCAAGGGTTTCGTAAAGGACAGGCTTAACTTCGAGACAAAATGTGCGGCCGCAAGGGCCTACTGCCATTCAAGAAAGATGAAGTTTGTGGTACTATACAGGGATGATTTGTTCATCAAGAAGATAGTTAGGAAAGGTAAGCTAAGGGAGATGAAGCCATGAAGAAGACAATCAAACACCCGGACGGCACAGAGGAAGTAATCGAAGGCACCGCTGAGGAACTCGCGGAGTACGAGAAGAACCTCAATGAGTCTGGCGGCAAGAAAAAGAAGAACCCAAAGATTCTGACAGATGAAGTTAAACGGCTTGCAGATTTACTTGACGACCCAAGCTTCCAGAATGAGTTGTACAAGACTCTCGATGAAATGAAGCGCGTTCGAGAGGATCTTGCCAACCGTCCGATTTGCGCGCCGCTCTACGTTGGCGGACACTGTGGACATTATGGCTGTCCAAGTTGCTGGCCTACGTGGACCGTTCCTCAAATTGTCACTGTCACGTCTGCAGGAACTAATCAAGCAGTTCAGACATTTTTAGAAGTCGACAAGTTCAATAGAATTACTGGTATGGGATCTTCTGGTGTTCGAGGTCTTAACGGGTCATGACTCTTTGTCCAGTTACACCTGAGCTCCTTGCTCAGTTGGAGTGGATTAAGCGCTTGAAAGAACAGCGCGAAGAAGAGGCCGCAAGATGGCGAGATCAGCCAAGAGTCGAGATTCCAGAGGAACCGTTTGACCCTGAAAAGAAAGAAGATTGAAGACCAACATGTTGAAACAATACGTAAAGGGCAGACAGGCATGAAGCGTTCTGTCATTGCTCGTGAAAATATGCGTCAAGCACAATTACGACGAAATGATACTAAAAAGTAAAAAATTTCCGCAAGGTGTTCCTGTTAAATCATTTCGCGTCCTTGTTCATGAGGAGGATTATAAAATTCTCCAGAAATTACTTTCTGATGAGGAAATATCATTCCAGTGGTTTATGGACACTGTAATCCAGTCTTACCTGCGCGGTGATCCATACGTCACAAAGATCGTTCACGAGTTCAAGGAACTAATGTCAGTTCCAAAGGAACGTCGTGATCTGTATGAGCTATCTATCAGAGATCGTGAGAAGATGTATGATGATCTCGAGAAGCTACAGAGCCAGAGAACGATCATTATGGAGAAGCCTTGAATTATAGAGAAGATGAGAAGCAAGCAAGTATCATGGTGTTGTTGGTATTTGTAATTTGCGCGTTGATCTATACTGGACTATTTAGCTGTGCTGCTATTGACTCGTTGTTACCCAATAGTTGGCAGGTTCCTGCAAAGCGAAAATTCGAGGTGATGGCCACCGCTAGACATCAACAATGTGTATGGAACAACTCGTGTATTGAGCTCGCGCGGTGTCACCGTGAGTCAGAACAGTATTGTCTTGATGCGGGATACAGCAAGACATGTGGAAATGAAGAGCGCGAAGGAAGCTGCGGTGAGAACGTGAAGTGATACAATCAAGTATACATCATGAACTCATTGTGTTAAAATAAGAAAGTGATGTTGAAAAATCCTATCGAAGACTCTATCGTTATTTTTGGAGACACTCTTCAGTATAAGTTCTCCGACTTTGATGGTGCAGTTCGAACGATGAAGCTTAGAGCATACGGTTTGCTTGATTCTTACACACGTGTGCGTCTCGAAATGAATCCCGAAACCTTCGTTGCGAAGATTGAGGATGAGAGCCTCTATATCACGAGGGAGCCAAATCATGGCTTGATCATTAGACATCCCGACGATTGGGATGAGTTGAGTCTTGGGCTTGAGTGGGGTGAAAAACCAGACGGACTATTCCTTCTCGTCTCTGTGGTAGAAGGAATTTCATTCTGGCACACAAACGATCAGTATGATCATTTCAAGAAGAAAGGGTTATGTCCTCGCTGTGGGGATTCTGGATATTGGCGCAACCTCGCTCTGAACTGTAAATACCACGAACAATTCATCTAAAAGGAGAGACATGGGATCGTTTAACCGCAGTTTGGATCGTGAAGAGGCAAAGCGCCAATATAAGATGTTCGCCAAAAATTGGTCGATCGAAAAGCTTAAGCGCTCCACAACGCTTGACAAGGATGGGAAGAAAATCAAGGAGCAACTTGGCATGCGCCCCTCATTCAATCAATGGTTCAATCATGTCAAGTTTCAGATGGCTAATCCAAATCCAACAGCCAAGGTTGAGGAACAGATCGATACCGAATGGAAGGAAGAAGTTGTCATGCCCGTCGATGGTGGACTTGGTGCGAGCGTTGGAGGGGGCAAGTAAGAATTGATTAAGCCGTCGTTCGGCAAACTATTTGTTAAGCGCAAGAAAACGAAGCGTGAGAAGAGGTACATCCGAAGGTTGAAAAGGAAAGAACAAGATGACGCGCAAGTCACTGAAAATAGTGCACATCAGCGATTGGCACGGCAAGAGGTATATACTCCCACACGCCGATCTTTATGTTGTGACGGGGGACATGAATTACAACTTCCCGTTCATCACGACTCAAAAGCCGAACGGCGTAAGAGAGAGGAAGCTCGCGAACGTTCACCTTCTCGGACGCCCGCGCGCCAACGATTACAACGACGTTAATCGCTTTTCTCATGACTGGGAAGATAGGTTTGTCTGTCGCGAGATGGTTCCTGAAACTGAGAAGGCATGTCAGGACGAGTTCATCTCTCTTCAACCTTCTTTGAGAGAATGTTTCGGTAACAGAGACGCACCCGTTGTAATGGTTCGCGGGAATCACGACTTTACAGATTTGTCTCAGATGGTAGGAGGCAATGTCTGGGAGGTTTCCAAAGACTCGAGTCGATCTGTAGACATCGAGGGATGGAAAATTGGTGGCTTCCGCGGAATCAAGTACATTGCAGGCGAATGGGCTGATGAACTTCATGACGGTCAGATTCAGGATCAGGTCGACGATCTTCCAAAAGATCTAGACATTCTTATCACTCACATGCCGTCTGGCGGGATATTCGATATCTACACGACTGGTATGGGTACGATTCGAGCAAGCGGAAGTCCGTATCTTCGTGAGTGGATCAGGGAAAAAGCTCAGGTTTCTGGTCCGCTGACCGCACACTGCTTTGGACATGTCCATGAATCGATCAATATTGGAGAGCCGCCGTGGACTGGAACGGTGTTCTCGAATGCAGCAACGGGTGCAAACACCATGAACATCTACAACGACAAGCTAACTGAATACTTGTGCCTTACAGAACTGCGCGGGTTCAATGAGACGAGGGTAATATAATGGGATACATGCACATTGAAAATACTTACAAGAACCAGGACATT